ATTCATCTTCTCTGGCACCCACGAGAACTGCGCCGGGGCCAGGACCACCTTGGCTATATCGCCATCCGGACCCATGCGGTTCAATGTCACCTGGCTTACCATAATCTGACAAGGCTCCGGTTCTCCTCGACTTTCGTAGAACGCCACCAGGGTTAACCAGAGAAGCAGTTCAGTCATGTGTTCTCCTTGTCGTAAGCCTTCAAAGCAGCAACCGCCTCATGATAATCTCCTTGTCGTAAGCCTTCAAAGCAGCAACCGCCTCATGATAATATTTCCAATGGGCGGCATAAGCATCCCTATTAGTGTAATCCCAGCTAACCCTAGCATCCTCAACCGCCTTCACTAATTCTTCTCGCGTACTCATGTGTTCTCCTTAAAATGTTCCTTAATTGAGTACGCAGCTTCCCAGTCAACAACTTTCTCACACTCATCAATAATCAACTTTGCGAAGTCGTATAATGCTCGTCTATCGGTTTCAAATGTTCCGGCACTACAATCGTATCTCAAGCCCGAAACTTGTTTAATGATGTCATTTATACGATGAATTCCGTCACTCATGTGTTCTCCTCGTCGTAAGCAATCATGGCAGCATCAGCCCTACCAACAGCACCCCAAGACTCATAAGCCTCTGGTTTATAATAAGCATCCACTCGAGCAAACCAAACATCCTTTACCAGTTCTTCTCGCGTACTCATATCACCATCACTATTAAATATCCGGCTATCCCCATAATCACGATCACTGGCGTTGCGGCTATGCAAATCATCAACCACTCGTGGTGACTGAACCGGTGTCTCCATTTATTTTTAATCATTCTGCTCTCCTCAGAATGGGCGGTTATCCATTCAATCCGCTACCGTTAAGTTTATGCCAATCGGAATGGCATTTAGGGCAAAGCCAGCGCACGGTCATTGGGTAAGCATAATCGTCATGGTGACCATGTATTACTCCTCCAGACCGGCTGCATACGCCACAACAATTTTGTTTTATTAGCCTACCATCACGGACAGCATTCCTAACTATTATGCTGGCGCAGCGTTTTATCTGATTGTTTTCTTTCCACAGGCTGTTTGCTTTTATGGCCGCCACCTTTCCTGGTTCGGACTTACTGTAAGCGTATCTAGCAATAACGCGTTTCGGTAAGTTTGCTCTGCCCCTATCGTACTCAATATAATAATCAATCTTGTCTGCACGGTTTTTTTTAACATCTACCTTGGTACATTCCTTGCACTTGTTAAGCCTTCCATCAAACATTCCAGAATGCTTGTAAAATTCCGTTAAAGGCTTGATGGTTAGGCATTTGAAGCACTGCTTGGCATTCATATTCGCTGTCCTATTTATGTAAACCCCGGACAGTATATCTTAAAAGGGGCTTAATTAAAAGGTATGTCATCGACCATATCTTCAAACCCATGGCCAGCTTGAGCCTTCACCGGGCTGATTATGCACCCCGGGGCCGCCTGGCGCTCTCCAGCCTCCGGTGCCTTGCCCAGCATCTTCATCTCACTCGCCACGATCCCGGTGGTGTAGCGTTCAACTCCCGCCTTGTCGGTCCACTTCTTAGTTTCGAGTCTGCCTTCAATGTAGACACTAGATCCCTTCCGTAGATAATTTGCCGCAACTTCAGCAAGCTTTCTGTAGAAAGTCACGCGGTGCCATTCTGTATTCTCTTTAGACTCTCCGCTATTCTTATCCTTCCAGGACTCCGATGTTGCAACGGACACCGACACAACTGAATCTCCATTCTGCATATGGCGAACCTCTGGATCTTTACCAACATTGCCTAAAATTATTACTTTATTTACTGATGCCATTTTTACTCTCCTTTTTAGATGCTCTGATTTGACGTACACAAGATGCTACTGTTCCATGGTTCATACATAACAACACTGATATGCGGTGAGCAAGGTACAGTTGGCCGGTGTTGGGATCGACCTTACTCATCATAAACTCGATTTCCGGCATTCTGCTTTTTACTGATTCGGTCCTAACTAACTCCTTCTGTGGGCCATTGCGTAACCTCTGAACCCTGGGCGGGAGGTGGTTGTCGGTACGGTACTCATCAATAACTTTGCGGCAATAATAATACCTCAAAGTATGGTTTACCGTGCTGAAAAATTCAGCGATCTGGATCAATGATTTGCCTTGGTCCAGCATCTCCGACATATCTTTTGCGTGTTTAGAGAATATATTCTTGCGGCCCCGCTTCTCCTCGACACTGTCAATAAAGTTACTCACCACCTTTCCAGGGTATGTTCGCTGTAGATACGCAATCTGAGCCGGGTAGTTGAATACGAGGTCAAGCCTGGTGCTGTCGCATACCAATGGTGGGTTGGCCCCGGTGTACTCAGCCGCCCAATGCACAGTCTTAGGGCAGTCTGCGAACATCTCCTCAAGAATCATCATTTCCCCCAGTTTAAAAGTTTTTGATACAACTGATCTGCTTCCCGTAAAAATATCATCACTTCAAGCTCCAGAGCCTTAATATAATCCTCATCTCGCTCGACACGGTAAACGTACAAGTTCAGATTATCCGGTAGTTTCGGAGAGTAGGAGCAGAAATCAAACCACTTCCTATCTGTTATCCATAGGCACCCCTGTATTTGCGCCCGGTGGCCAGATGGATACCCTCCGGCCAAGACCGTTGCGGCCTGGATGCGGGGAATAACCGACTTGATCTCGCACCCACCATCCGTTCCAATCAAACCGTCAGGACTACAGCCAGCCATGATGGATTCGTGGGGGACGAAGCCAACCTCCTCAACCAGATTGCCGGTCGAGGACTCGTATGCCATCCGTGCGAACGGCTCCTGTTCTGTTCCCCTGTCGGTATGGACGTTGGAGAATGATTCCTCTACCTCGCCGGTCAGCCGTTCCATCACAATCTTCTCTAGATACTTTCTGCGAGTAAGGCCTTGACCCTTGGCCAGTACATCCGAAAAGCATGATGCTGTGGCACGGCCCATCCTGGCTTTGAACCAGGCATCAGATCCCTGGATATCCATTATTTCACCGCCGCATCGATAAACTCCAGATGCTTCAAGAGAGCCTCCTTGATCCTTCCATGAGCAGCCAGATCCTGTATTACAGTGCAAGCATGAAGCGCCTTCTGCCATTCGGCCTTGGCTTGTTCCTTTGTCTGAGAGGCCGCGATCTTGACCTTGAAGTCACCTATCTGCCGTTCGGACATAACCTCAACTTCTTTTTTGTCATCCTTTTCTATGGCCTTGTTGCCATCGTCATCCTCTGGAGCGATACCAACCATGGCTGCCAGGGCATACCTACGGGCATAGGTTATCGCAGATCCAACTCCATGTGCATCGGGCTTTGCAAGAGGCATTACAAATCGGCTGCTTATCCACTGGCCTGACGAGTGCATGAGTATTGTCTCAACAGCGATACCGCCGGTCTCAGATACATCGGGCATCTGAACTACAGACAGTTCATTCTTGGCCAACTGTTCGCGGCAAGCATCCCAGGTGGAGGCAAGGTCAGCGTACTTGGCTTTGAAGTGCGGGTTGAGACTATCCTTCAATGCACCCTTTATAGCACCCTGTGCGCGAGATAATGCCGCTGCTAACTCATTTATAGACTCAGACTTGTTCATGTTGTTGCTCCTGTTGTAGTTGTTGTTGATAATTCAGTTCGGTAGAGTCATCGATCCACTGGTCCAGTAATTCAACGAAGTGTTCCTTGCAGACCCACCCGCCATCATTGAGTATGATCATGGCCGCATCACTCACCTGACTGTCGCTAGGCGCATACGATTGATATGATTTCATTAGTAATCTCCTTTGTTTATAGATGCTGCCTGACCACGTCTAGGATCATCCAGGATCTCGTCCAGTGAGCTATCGCCACCTTTTGATGTGTAGGTACGCTCACGTTCCTCTTGCTGATCATCTGCCCTCTCAATGATGGAGCGATACGACTTCAGTAAAGCTTCGCGAGTCGCTGGATCTTTGATGCTGTTGAAGCTCAGAATACTTCTAGCAACTCCCAACTGGTACTGAGTTACTTGCTGCTCGATGATGTCTTTTAAAATCATTTTAAATGTACTCCGTAATTAATTTCGATAGCTAGTATATAATTTTCTGTAGTTTTTATATGAGCGAGCCTGGCTGCGGTATAAGCTATTTCCGCATGAATAACCGCTTTTTTAGCCTCACAAACAGCCTCATAAGCACTATACGAAGCGATACTGGCAGCGCAATCAGCGGCAAGTAATTCTTGTAACTCTTCTCTTGTCATTTTATGCCCCACAGTGATCGATTGATGAAACGAGTGCCAGTGTCAGGACTATTACAGCGATCAGTAAGAATGGGATGGGGTCGAACTCAGGCACCCAGTTGTTAAGATCACTACCGTATTTATCGTATCTCATTTGTATCTCCAGTTAATTTAAAAATCTGTTGTTGGTTGCGAAAACAGTTCCGATTGAATAAGAACCGAATTCGCTTTCTACTAAGGCTGCAACCAAACTCGCTCACAATCAGCTTGTTCTGCACGCTTAACGTGGGATCTTCATCCCCCTGGCACCCTATACTCACTATCCGCAACCAACGACCAAATCATATATCAGAACCAAACGAATTGCAACACCATTGTGCATAAATAAATCACTTGCAACTGTACAATTGTTGTGCCTATAATGTCGAATGAACAAAAAAGACCTTATAGAATTGTTGGGGGGAACCGCAGAAAGGGCGGCAACAAAGCTTGGATACAGTCACAGAAACAGTATCCAGCGTTTCCCGGACGTATTGACTGCTAGTCAGGTCAATGTTGTTTTATTGAGAATGAGGGCTGTCAGAATACCTATCCCTCAAAATTGGAGATTGAAATGAAATCACAGAAATTTAGGTTATTAGAATGGTTAAAGAAGCGCGGCAGTGTCACTCGCATCCAGGCCTACGAGAAGCTTGGAATATTTGAGTTGAGCCGCCGGTTGTCAGAGTTGCAGGCTGAGGGGCATATCATAGACCGAGGCTT